CTTACCTCAGACCTATCAAGGCGCTGTTTGAAATTCTGGGTATATTGAAATGCTTGCACGTCTGTTAAATAACGACGCTCGGCCATACTGTTGAATATGCCAGGAACTTGATTGCCGTTAGCGTCCACGCCACCAAACAATTTTAGCAACGCATTTCTTTTTTTGTTGCCGCTACCTTGTGCAGCGTCTTGAAAAAGAAGCTCGGCGGCTTGTAATTCTGTTGCCTTATTCGCGTCTATTTCCCTGTTTCTTGCGTCCTGATAGACGGATACGCGCTCTTGCAGGGCTTCTTGCGTTGCTGAGGACATAAAGCGCTTACGAACGACAGAGCTGTTTATTTCCAAGCCTAAATTGTTTCTTATGTCTCTGGCTCTCTCATCATAGCTTTTTACAGCAATGCCATCTTTTACGCCCCCTTCCATAACCAGTGTGGGGTCTTGCGTTGACATTTCGACTTGCAGCTCTTGCAAGGCAAGTTTGTACTTATTTTCCTTTGCAGTAAGCTCGCTCTTCCGGCGTTCCTTGACCTCATTTACAACGTAGGTTTCAGCAGCACTAGCCAGTGTTGATAGACCTCTAAGGCCAGCTGACAATGCGTTAGGGTTAGCTTGTACAGAAAATGCTGTCGCCCCGGTTTTGCTAGTGCGTGTTGTTTGTTTTGTGTAAGTTGGTACTCTCATTACGCACCCGCTATCGCTGAACCAGTTTGAATAAGGCTAGCAAAAGCGCGTGCTTTGCCCTCGGTAGCCGCTGATTTGCCATACATACGATTCAGCTGGCTCTGCATTTTTTCCTGCACGCCTGATTCCCTGATTTCTTGCGCGCCAACAGCTGCATTATATCTGCGTGTGGCAACCTCTTCGTCAGCCTCTTGCGCGCTCGCCAGTATCACTTTAAGCGGCGTTCCCTCATCTGCAAGCCAGCCATTGTAACGAAAGGCTTGCGCTTGTGCATCGCGCAGATCTGCGTATTGCTCACGAAACTCGGTAATTTCTAATTCACTTTGAAACTCTGCTTGTTCAGCCTGTTGTTCAAAAGCCAGCGCATTGCGCTCATTAATATCGCTATTATAGTTGAAAGCTGCCTGTTTTTGCTGACCGGCTTTGTATTCAAATAAGAAGCCCATTTATCGCACCCATGCTACCCGTAAATAATCCATTGCCTCTGGCCCGTACTTCCGCATCAGACCTTCAGTCTCAAAACCCATAAAATTGGCGAACCTAAGAGCTGCCGGCCAGTCTGCCTTGCAGACCGCTTGCACCCGCCATAGGTCATTTTCATCCACAACCTTTTTCATCACGTCTGTTTTGGCAAACCTGATAAACGGTTTTGGATACTGATGTATTTTGCTGGACGCGATAAACCACGCCTCGCCCACACCCGGCCACATATTAACAATGCCGGCACAACAGATAATGTGACCGTTTTCTATAAGGGTATAAGACCAACCGGGCTGTTGCAGCTCGCTAGCCCATTCCTTCATGTAGCCAATGTTTTTGATCGCCCCGTCATTCAGATCGCCATCCATCAATTCGTGCAGATGGTCGGGGTCGTAATCTACAATCCTCACTGATCGAACGTAATCAGGCGCGGGAATATGCCGATAAGCGTAAGAGGCAATGGCTGGTTCTGTTGAACTACCACAAATCCATCTGTATCGAACCCGCCCCTGAACTCTATTTCTTTGTCGCCAGTAAATAACGGTATCGCCGCCGTCATGGCCTGGGCTGATGATCTGAACGGTATACGATCAAGCTCGGTTTCCGAGCTGCCTACCGTCACACCAACGGTGCGAAACAGCCGCAGCACAACCTCATGGATGCGCTTGGTTTTACCCTGGGCTGTCCCTTCAGTGCCGCCGGCTTCGATCCGCATGGTTTGCAATGTCGAGTTATAATTCAGACCAATATGTGCTTTTGTTACAGCAAAGTCTAAAGTAATGGCGCCAGAGCTGACAGTCTTATTCGGGTGCGTGGCGCCGTTAGCCAGAATGGATACAACCTCGCCTTCTAGGTGGTTAAGACCGCTTATCGACGTTGCGCTTGTACCTGAGTATGTAAGTCCAGAATCAACGAAAAAAGCATCTTCCACATCTGTGCCAAAATCAAAAGAACTGAAATACTCAACATAACGCTTGGTTGCACCGTTAACAGTGCGCTGCACAATAAGATATGTGTCGTCCTCATTTAGCTCGCCCGGTATGGTTGCAACGCTCTCAACAAGTGCATGGGTCTGATCTGTGGTGGTTAGCCTTGTTGTGTCGGAGCTGACGACAGATAAAAACCCTGTTGGTGTCGGGCTTGTCTCTTCTATGGTAACAATCGCAGCCGCCGGGTTAGCCACGGTAAAATCAGCGTGGGCGTTGATTGCCGTAAAGATATTGTCAGCTGTGGTGTTGTTGTCAGTGTTTGGCCGAAAACCCAACGATGATGACGGGTCAGAGCTGCCAGCTGCTTCACTTGTAAATGTAACCGTTGTGCCGTCAGATTTGGTAAAGGTTAGCGTTGTGCCGGTGGCTATGTTGGCGTAATCGCTTACTGTGACAGTGCAAGCGCCGGATCTGCCGCCGATAATATGCTCATGCCATGCAATCACGTTTTCTTCGCGCCGATAGGTCATGCCGACAAACAAGCCGTTTTCCAACACGCACCAGACCACATTGTCCGGCTCTTGTTGCAGTGACATTTCCTTGATGCCGCTTTCGGTAATATGCTCAGCCAGCAGCGTCATATCAGGCGCCTGGTAACTGTCTGTGTTAAGATCGAACACAAGCTCGCGCAGTTTACGCTTTGCGCGCTGTACAAACAGCGTCACGTTTGCCACCTGGACGGGCTGGATGTCTGCCGAACCATATGTGGCCTGACGCTTCACAACGGCGTTTGTAGGGCTCAGAGGGGCGTCCTCGGAGCTTGTAACCACAAACTCACCACCAGACGTGCCAACAAGCAGCACACGGCCAGCCTGGAGGTATCTGATGATGTTTACCTGATTAGATCCTAGCGTGTAGACAAGCGCATCATCTGCATCAACACCGTCAGCAAAATCCTCAAAACTGCCGCCCACCGAAAAGAACAAGGTCTGCGGCTGTGTTGTCGTTGAAGCAAAGACCAGACGTTGCTCATAGAAGGCAACAGCTGACGGAAACCCGGTTGTTGTCGAAAAAGCACCAAGCGACCACTCAGTGCTTGCTGTCAGGTCGCCGGCTATCGTCACACTATCACCGGCAGCCTCATCTGTGAGGTCAGAGCTCGGCGCCAGCAATAGCGTGTCCTCGGTGACTTTTACAATGATCGCGCTGGATTCGTTATTATTACTGTCGGTAAAACCAGTGACTGTTACTTTCTGACCAACTTTAAAGCCCTGCGCGACGAACTGACCGGCACTATCCTGATAGCGGTCATTATGCTCTAGACCAGTTGATGACGGGTCGCCCTCATGGGCTGATAGTGTGGTCGCTGCGTAGCTTGGCATCAGCTCAGTGCGGCCATCAGCATTTGTCTGCACTGATGTTGCTACCACAGTCGCGCTAGTAAAGCCGGTAATTTTAGTCACACCATCATGCACTTTAATCAGCCGGCCTACATCTGAGCTGACAAAGGTGCTTGCGCTTGCTGTCACATTGACAGTGCCGGTGCGCCCTGACGCCACAAACGTGGTTGTGCTTGTGTTTTGATCCTGGAACGGACCACGCAGAAACGTAACTTCTGTAATCGTCCAGGCTGTGTGGCTGGTTCTTGTTATCTTTCGCGGTGAAAAACTTGGGTGCGCGACATACATAACGTCAGCGCTTTGCGTAAATTTTAGTTTGGAAAGATCTGTATGGGCATATGGCGTTGTGACCTCAATCGGGTCGCTACTGCCATCAACAACCGTGCCGCCATCTTTGTGTATACGAAAATATTGGTCGCCAAACTCCAGGATGTAGGTTTGCTCGACGTTGAACTCAAACGGTATGAGGCGCACATTATGCGCGCTGTTCTTGACCTCGCGCACAAAGATAGTGCCGGGACGGCGGCTAGCCCCGCCATGCGGATGCACCAGAAAATTCTGTAGCTTTTTACAGCCATTGAAATACTTGCCCAGATCTGTACGGCCATCCAGGCGTGGACTTAGCTCGCCGGCAGTAAAATTGGTAAAAGCTGGTGACGCCTTAGCCATTTAAAACCTCGAATTAATAAAGGTATCAGCTGCAACGCGGCGGCTTTCAGTAACAATAGATGTGTTGATCTGGTTATCCTCGGTAGCGTCAACAAAGCGCGCTTCGGTTAGTTTAGTCTGATAAAGGCTGTACATATTGGAGCCGAGCGCTGATGAGCCTACCAATGGATAGGCAAGGTCAGCTGCTAGCGCAGCTGCCAGCGTTTCAATTAGCAGCGTGTCGTACTCGTTCACGTCAGTTACGCGAGCGATATACAGCATTTCTATAGTGCTTTCGTTGCAGACAAGCTTGCGGCCCTCTATGCGATATAGAATATTGGCATCGCTCAGACCCAGTACCCGCAAACAGAACGGGTCTGTCGGCAATGTAAATTGCTGTGTAAATTCAAAAACCGGGGTTGCAGTGTCAGGCGCCAGAGACACGCGGGTGGTCAGGCTGTTCCAGGGATGCGCGCGAAATGTAGCATCACGCACAAACTCATAGCGCTGGTTGCATAAACGTGCAGCTTTGCTGTCCTCGGTTAGCGCAATAATATTAGACGCGCCAATCTGGTTTAGCGCGCTGTTACAAATATCAACGACAGATGCCATTTAAAAATCCTTTATAAAAAAACACCTTAAAAACAAGACTTGACTTATAACGTCAAGTATGTTATACTAAATTGTTGTTAAGAAACAACTTAACGCTGTTTGACATAGTAAAAAGGAGACAAACCATGCCAGTGGAATGGAACAACCGCACTTACCCCAAGCCAATCCGGTTTGAGGTTGGGTGCAAAGTAAGTTGGTACACATACGCAACTGAAGAAGAAGCAAAAGTGGTATCAGCCATTGCCGATTTAGAAGCCATTAAGCAAGCGAGACAGGGCTTCGATTTTGGGTATTGCTGTCCGGGTGACATCCGCAAAGAGGATGACGGCGCTTGGACAGTGACCATACCATAAAACTAGAACCGCCCCGGCAGGGGCGGTTCTTTTTATTTTAGTTTACAACATACACAATGTTGAAAGACATTGTGCCGCCAGTACCGCCAGTTGCGTTGAAAGTCACCGCAACATAGTAGTAATCGCCGGGGTCTGTTGAATCACCAGCAAGCTCGTACACTCGTTGGCCGGCTGTGTTTAAATCAGCCACCTCAAAGCGTACATCAGCCATAGCCGCAGCGTCTGCTACAGATGTAGCAAAACAATCTTCGTCTTTGACTGTGCCGTCTGGTAAGTACAGACCTACGTTGAATGTGCATGACCCGCCAAAGGTATCGGTTCCGATAAACAGTTGCGGGATTGTTGCATGGCTTGGAATTGGTGCAAGCATGACAATGTCATTGTCAGTGCTGTCACCAGCCGCCAGCTCAATAGTGCCTTGAGCAACGCGCATTTCACCCCCTAAAAGGGCTGCGTTGTTAAACACCTGGGGGCTAGCTTCAAAGTTAGCAACAAGATCAGAATTTTTTGTTGTCATTTTCTAGCTCCCTTATGCAGATTCATCGCAAGCGATTTCAACGACCTTTTCTTCTTCCATTCTGGTGCTACCAAACTGCGCGCAGTAGTAGACCTGAGTAGAATAAGATTTATCGGCTCGTTCATCGATACGACTTTGGACGTCTTTACCTACTGCCAATTTGAGCCCATCTTGAGCCCAGGCAAAGCAAGTGCGAATGTTGCCAGATTTGGCTAGGCGAGTTGTTACATGGAACTGAAAGCCCATGAACGTATTGATCTCACCTTGTACCAGCGCCTTTCGTACCACTACAGTTTTCACTGCCGCTATCGCGTTTGTGGTCTGGACTATACCTTGACCGTCGCCCTTGGCGTTACGGCCCTGCCCGTCTAGTCTCTACACCTTCCCATTTCTGGGCTTGGCTCGGTATTAGCATTTTACAGCCTTCACCGAATTTGAGCAGTTTTCATCTAACCGTTTCCGATTAGATAGGCAAAGTGTTTACCGTGTTAAAATCGCTGGATGTGACTGTGGTGCTGTTTAACAGCGCCTCAATCTGGTCTGGCCCCACAGCAATATGCCGTGGAATTGATGGGTCAACTGAGCCCAGGTCGAGAATTTTCTTCGCCTCGATCAGTTTCGCCAATGACAGGTCAGCACTACCATGTGCAATCTGATTAGCGCTAAGCATTGTTGTGCTTGTGCCACCAGCCTTGCCGGTCAGTGATGTGCCTGTTGCTGCCGCAATGATGGCATCGTCCATTGCACGACCCATAGCAGCAGCTGCCGCACGGGCATATGTGCTAGTCGGATCGATAAGCATTTGAACTTTGTCAGCATCATCGATTAAGTCAGCCCATTCATACGCATCCATAGTCACCATCCGTCTGCTATGCGGAGTGTCAACCATGGGTGTATCCTGATGGCGAGATGTGCGTTTTACCGCCGCAGCCGAGCCAACCTGGTCGAAAAAAGCCTTTTCACCAGTTACTGATTCCTCTTCGACGCCGCCCCGTAGGATCGACCCCATCTGCTGAGAAAGCAGTGTTACGTTAGCGCTAAACTGCTGGGAAAACGCGGTTGTGATTTGCGTAGACATATAAATGTCTCCCTTCGTTTTGCAGTTAATGGCTTGCTACCCGGCAGGGTGCCGGACAAAGGTTTTGTGCAATACGGTTGCGACCGACCGGGGCTATGCAGCTTGTCCGGGTTTTTGCTTCGATGCCTTAGCCAGCTGGGCGCTTGGCTTGTCAATCGGCTTTAAGCACCATTGCAAATTCTTTTCGGCGTGTTCTAGCGGGTTATTGATCATAACCGCTGAGCCTGTCTCCAACGTCAGACGCAAGACCTCAAGCTTGAAATCTCTATCAGCTTCCGACATTTGCCATTTCCTGATACTTCAGGCCCTCTTGGACATAATACTGATGCTCAGGATGGCGTTGATCCCAATAAGGCGTGTTTGGCGCCCTGATTTCTGCGAGCTTTGCTTTCGCATCATCCGGCGTCAGACCGCCCGTGGTTTTCACACCAACAAGGCTATCCTCGCCTATCTTGTCATTTATGTACTGGCCGATATTGACCATCATCCTGATCATGTCTGGATGATCGCCAACGGACCGCCCGTCCTCTAGAAACAGGTTGTTTACAAAAGATTGTGGCTCTGGCCCCTGATCTGTCTGCACCATTTCTGTTGCACCAAATTGCAATGTGACCTGTTTTGCCGCGCCCATCTTGTCTTTGTACGCAGCGCCCATTTCCTTTTGTAATTCTGTTGCCGTGCTTGCAACGAGCTGTTCAACCTGTGCTTCGTCAGTGCCGCCTTGTGTGCCAATAAAATTATTGTATTTGCTCAGCAAATGTTGCGCTTGCTCAGGTCTGAGCCCAATCTCAAGGGCTGTTTCCTTAAACCAGTCAAGCATACCCTCTGATGCCTCAACGCCATCTGGCACCGCATTTTCAAGCTCGTAACCGTCCACACTGTCTGGCCGGCCAGCCTTTTGATAAAACTCAGCCCAGTCATCGTCAGTTGCGTGTTTGCCCGGTATGACAATTTTATCTGCGCCAATCATGGACTGCGCGCTTACCAGGCTTTTTGCCATCGCACCAATATCGGTGAAATGTGCTAATGATTTGTGATCCCGAATTTCTTCGGGGAGTTGAGAGCGCCAGTCAAAATCGACCTCGCCACCAGACTGGGCTACCGCTGCGTCAGTTGCAGCGACCTCAGCTACCTGCTGTTCTTCACTCATTTGATATCATATCCTCTAATTGTTTGCGGTCACGCAGCATTGACCTGATAAAAAGCAAAACCGTGCGCTGCCCTTCACGGTAGGCTGTTTCACAAGGATCAGCCGAAAATGTTGTTGAATGTTCACAAAATCTCACGCCAAGGTCATCCAGGATGCGTTTACCATCCTCGCTTGTGAACACAGTTTTATAGAGCTGTATTGTATCGTCCGGCGTCATTACTCAGCCGCCTGACCGGCTTCTAGTGCTCTTACCATTGGCGCTGCATTACCAGCTGCCTCAGCCTGTTGCATCAGCTCTTGCTGTTCTGCCATTGCCGCTTGTTGTTCCTGGCGTTGTGCGCGCAATATGGCGACTTCTTGCTCGCCTCTGACTGCCGTTGCTGGCACACCGAGGATTTTGATCAAATGCTTGGAAATGCCGTCGCTGTCCACATAATCCATAATGCCCGGATCAAGCTGCGATAGCGGCGTCATTAGCTCCAGCAATCTGGTCATTGACGCAATATCGCCCTGACGCTGTGCCTTTGCCAATGGGCTTACATAGATAATTTCCAGATTCTGGTTCAGCATGAAGTCAGGCGCCGCAGCAAACGCCTGTTGGCGTGACAGAATGTTATAAACGCGGCTGATCAGTGGCTGTAGCAGTTCCTGCGACAGGCGCCCCGTCAGAGGCCCCAAGAGCCTCATCTTCTCTTCGGTACGCTGGACAACCTCAGTCGCCGTCATTTGCGGCCCTTCGCCCAGTATGAGCTGGTCTACATAGAACGCAGCCCTGATAGCTTTGCGCCGCTGTTCTTCCATGTTCAGACCCAGCGGGTTATTCGCGCCGATCTTGAGCGGTTCTATTCTGTCCCTTGTGCCGGATCTGTAAAAATTCAGACCGCCCGGTACTGTTCTGACCGGCAACATAAAACCATCGTCCGGCACCAGCAATGGCGGGTCAACCTGCTTTTGCGCTGCCCTGATTGTGACCTC